AAACAGAAAGCGCCGCAGTTGTTATAATTGCGGCGCTTTCTGTTCTTAAATTCAATGAAAATCAGCTATTTTTGTAAGAGAAATAAAGTATATGGGCAAAGGACGGGATAAAGAATTGATTAAGCTGCGTGACGAGGCACTGTGCCGCCGTTACTATTATTGGACAGAAAAGCAGCGCTTGCGGTTCGACGATGCTTTAAAAGTGTTGTCGGAGCGCGAGTTTTTCATATCCGAAGAGCGCATCATGACCATCATCCGCCGGAAATCACGCGAGGTAACAGACTACAACCTGAAGCCCGTTCCAAAAGTGAAAGCCCCCCGTCTGACCGCTGCCCAACTGGAGCTATTCCCCGAACGCTGACGGCATGGCCGATTCATCGTGCAATGTGAATGAGAATGTCATTTCATAGACCTTGATGTAATGCGGCATGGCATACGAACGGCTCTTTTCGCGTACCAAAGGCGAAGCGTTGCCCGTGCATTGCAGACATTGCAGCGACTTGTATAATTTCTCGGCCAGCTGTTGCCTTTCCCTTACCTTGTCATACGTGCCGGATGCGTAGCTTGTATCGTCGTAACAATCAATAGCCAGCCGGACGGTCAGCATGGATTCGCTGTTTTGCGCTCCACATCCGAGGTCGTTCCAGTCAGAACTTGTATTTCCAATCAATACACAGGGGAAGGTGACCGGGTACTGGTCTTCTTCCGCCCCCATTTCCAATTGTCCGTAGTCCTCGTCGATGAGCGAGAGTTCCGGCATTTCCTGTGCAATCTGTTCCATGATTGCGATAAAAACTTCTTCCATATCTTTAGCTGTTTAAAATGTTGGTGATTTCCTGGTCCACCTTCTCCTGAATGCGTCGGTTCAATTCTTCGCTTTCGCCCATGAACTGGCGCTGCGGGATGCGGATGTGCAGTTTCTTTTTCTTGGTAAGCGCCATGTTTCTCCAGAACTGTGCCTGCGGATTGAGTTCATCCGGTTTGGCACGTAGTTTAATGCGTTTCTTTTGCCCTGTGCCGGCTTTTTTTCTTTTTCCAGAAGCCTTGTAGAACTTGGCCCATGCAAAGCGCCTCATGCGGTCTGTGACGGTGACATCGATTTCGCCGCCCCAGTTGTGGATGGGCGCATAGAGTACCTCGTTGAACACCCTTACCCGATAGTCGGAGGGTGTGTATCCGACCGATTTGAACAGATGCTTCCTGCCGGAGAGCAGCGTGCCGTAATTGCTGGCGGCATCTGTACCCCCCGAGGAGAGCCGTTTGGCTTTGGGCCAAGGGTGAAGACCGCCATTGACAAATCCACCCTGCCGAAAGTTATCCTGAAAATGGTCTTTGGCCATTCGCCCTACCATGACCGGCATTTTGCGCCGCATGAGCGTTTCCAACTGTTTACGCTTGGATTTAATCAAGTTATCAAAATCTTTCAAGTCCATTGTGATACCGTTTTAAAATAAATCACTATATTTGCAGCAGCTCCATAAGGAGTTAGCGTGTGCTGCGGCACGTCGCATCGCAGGGAAGTCTGTTTTCAGGTTTCCCTGTTGTCTTTTTAGTAGTAGAACTTACCATCCTTATAGAACAACCTGATTTCCCCTTTTTCATAGATCCATACTTCATCTATGTTTTGATTAGGCAAATTCCGTCTTGCCATGATAGCCCTTCTTATAAAACGGTCGGAACATCCCTTTGTATTCTTGATAACAATTCGGGATGATTGCTCCAACCCGTGGGAAATCATGCTTTTTACTTTTCTTTTGTTCCATGGCTTGATGAAGCCTTCAAATTCGTAAAACAAGCCATCCACTTCAAAATCCGGGCATTTTCTGTAATATCTGGTATCTATCAAGTTTGCGTAGATACGTTGGTAATCATCCGACAGATAGTGCAAGCGTGGTGTCATTTTGACTTGAAGCCCCATTCTTGCCAATTGGAGGCAGATACGTTTCATATCCTTGTAGTCGGCCTTATCCTTATCCACCTTCGGATGTACATAGAGTACACCGCCGTTGGAGAATGATTTTTCAAGTTTAAACCCGTTTTGTGCCATCCGTTCCATACATGCCTTGATGTATGGGCAGTCGTAGCAATCCTTTGCCCGATTACTGAAGATGTGTTTCAGCCGGTCCTTGAAGCCCGGTTTATAGAAAGCACAGTGCCTGCAGCCGTTCGGGAAATAGGGATGGGAATCGGAAAAGAGGATGCCGTCCGTTCCCGGATTGTTATCCAGCCCCGGCTGCGGTTTACTGTTATCGTCGTCGTCCGGCAGTTGCGTCGGTTCCTCGTCAGTTGCCGTGAGGTCGCACTTGCAGTTCCATCGGTCGCCCGGCCGGTGTTTGCTCCAGAACGGGTCGTCGATGGGCCGTATGGTGTTCCAGAACGGCCGATGGTCAGCCCCCGGGTGCAGCGATGTGGACGGCATCCATTTGAGGTTTGGCAAGACATCGCGTTCGCGTAGGAACTGCTGCCAGTCTGCCGCCTGATGCGCCCTAAGTACTGCCGTGTCATATTCAGTCTGCAGCCAGTGCCGAACTTGGTGGGATGCGATGGGTGTGACCTCCTGCACCCATTTCTCGAATGGCTTTAGAGTGCCGTTAGAATCGAATAATAACCGTGCCATATCGCGCTGCATGCGGTGAACCTTGAATGCCGCAAAGACCTCGTTGTTGGTTTGCAGTTGCTGCAGGAAATCGTCCACTTGCTTCACCTCGGACTGTGCAATCCCATCGGCGGCAGCATCATTCAGTATGCGGCAGATTTCGTGAAATAGATTCGGCTCGATTTCGCCCTCCACATCCATTTTCTGACTGTAGATGCGCTGCAGTGCCTTGGCCAACACATCGCCGCTGAAACTGAACGAAGTCTGCACCTCTTCCCCTTTGTTTTGGTAGAGGTAGTTCATTACCAATCTAAAGCTGCCCCGGAGGCCGGGGCTTTCACGAAAAAACCTTTCAGCCAGTTCTGGAAGTTCTTTTTCTGTTGTGGTGTAGGTTCTTTATCCTGTTCCTTATCTACTGGTTCCTGTTCCTTCTTCGGGGTTGGAATCTGGGCAGCTTGTGTAGCCTCCCTTTGTTCAGCCTTCAGCTGCTCGTAGTTGGCCGGTTTGTCGATGCCGAATTCCTCATAGAGATAGTCGTCGTCGATGGGGATGTTGAAGTTCTTCTTTAGCTGCGTAAGGATGGATATTTTGGTGCCTGCATCCGTTTCCTTCGGTTCAGGGTAGCAGAATGTACCCCCTTCGGTATTGATGCCCATGTGCAGCAGAATGTCCGTCATGTCATAATTAAGCACGTTGAGGATATATTTTCGGTCGGCTTCCAGCACCTTGTCCTCTACCTTCTGATGAACCGTACCCAAGGCCTGAGTGCCTTTTTCGGATGATTCGGTAGTCAGCGTATTGCCCAGTATCAGTTTTGATATTTCGTTGTTGCACCGTTCGCAGAGGCGTTCATAGACATCGGCGGACCCCGTTTTGTTGCCGGCTTCCGTGAGCTTGAGTTCCGTGTCCTTGGCGTGGAAGAACTGCGCCAGGCTTCCGGCATTCGCAGCATCATCCATAGCCCGCTGGCGTGACTCGTCGTCGTCGGAATCATAGATATATTCCTGGATAGGCATGCCGAATACCTCGGAGAACTGTGCCCAGTCGCCCGTGGTATTACGTTTGTAGATAACCCAAGGTGCAGCCTTTGCCAACAGCCCCAAATCGGATGGGGAGCCAACAAAAAGCAAGTCGGTATATTCATCCCAGGAATGGCCGGTGATGTCAGTCTGGTGACGCAAGATGAGTTCCCTGATTGGATCTACATGCTTACGTGGTACCAGGTCGTAATCCACCCACTGCTGCAGCTTGTAGAACTGGCAGAGCGAGAAGCCCCAGAACTTTGCATCGAGGATGTCACCCACCAGCCGGTTGAACCATGGCGACTGTATCTGCTCGTTGATTTTATCGTCGGGCTTCCCGTCCACCCGGAACTCCATGTTGGAGCACAGCACGGCATTCTTGCGCTTTTCAATGACACAAGAAAGGTGGGTATCCATCAGAATATCCTCATAGAGGTCATAGAGTTTGTAACGTCGCGAGAAATCGACGTTTTCGGCCGCCTTGATGGCCGCCATGTAGTCGGCAATGTCCAGCCCGAAGCGTTTGGGCTGGGTGAGCACAATCACATTCGGTTTCTTCTGTCCCGGCAAGGCGAAATTTCCACCTACGGTGATGATGCCGGCTTTGCCAGTTTTTCTGTTTTTCTGTTTCATACTGTTTGCTTTTTACCAGTGGTTCGTTCGTTTGCGGTTACTTTGAATGCGGAAATCCGATTTACCTGCCCTTTGCTCCTCGGGTAGCAGCGGAGCACCTTGGATTGATATATCCTCGTCGGCCACCGCCTTCATCCATTCCACCGCCCGTTCGTAGCGGTCCTTACGTACCTGGGAGAGCTTCTGCGGGTTGTGGATGCAGAAGATGTGGTATACGGCGATGTCGATGACCATCATGAGTACGAGCTGGAGTCGGTCGGAACCAGTGGCCGCGAAAATACGGTCGCAGTCGTATCGTTTGGAGAGATAGCACCGCATTTCGGCAATGGCTCTGTCCTCGCAAACTTCAATGACCGTTTCGTCTTCGCGCACCAATGCGTCGAGGATGTCGCGGTGGATACTTGCATCGTAATCGGTGAGTTCTATAAATTTGCTCATAGTCCTATTTTTTAGAGTTGTCATAATCTTTTCTTATTCCGTTTTCTCAGATCCTTCCGTGAACGGTATACGGGCGGTTCAATGCGCCTGATCAGCTCATCGATGATGCGGTTCGCCCCTTCGACCGCATCCGGTCCGTCGGCCGGGTAGCGCATGGTCAATGTGAACAACTTGAACTGGTCTTCCAGTTCCTTCATGTGCGGATTGTCCCGTTCAGCCTCGTTGAGGATGAGGTTTCCCTCGCGGTTGAGCGGTTCAAGGTTGGCCTCGATACGCGTAGCCTTATCCGTCTTCTTCTCCTCGTCGCCACGGATGAACAGCGCAATCTTCTGTTCGCGGCGCACCTTTGCCACCCGTGGTTTGAACACCTGCTGGAAGAAAGGATCCTGCAGCTTGTTATTCTCCATGTAGCAATAGACATTGGTCTTTCCCCCGACAAAACCAAGAATCCGGACATACCAGTCAATGAACTCCGCATTGAGTGCCTGCGCCAGGAAAGTCTTGATGACATAGAGCCTGTCGCCCAATTTGCCACAGAGTGAAACCGTCTTGAAGGATTTCCCTTTCTTCCCCTTGCTTTCGCCCGGTGCCGGGTCGCCATACGCCACGAGGAATTTGAATTTGGAGAGGGCCGGAACCTTGCCGTATGAAATGTTCTCGAAGACCTCGCCCTCGGAAATAGGGTTGTTGTAATATTCACCCTGTGCCGCCTTTTTGGAAATTTTGGAGAGCGTACGGTCAATGTCCTCTTCCGAGTTTTTTTCCGGCCATGTGGAAAATCCGTTTTTGTCGCGGATGTTCACGATATCCCATGAATCGGCCATTTCGCCCGCCCTCACTACGCAGCAGTCCTTGGCAATGATGTTGCCGCAGAAGATGACCAGTGTAGGTTCGGAAATGGAACGCGTGGGGTACAGTGCATTTTCCCACCAGTCCCAGCGCTTCTGGATGATGTCAGGGTTCTTGGTATCCTCGTCCGTATCAAAGTCATCGACCAGCAGCACGTCGGGACGTATAGCCTCGTTTCGCGAACCACGCGGAGATTGTCCGGCACCCAGTGCGCGGAAAGAGACCTTCCCTTTGGTGGTGAATTCATCCTCGGTCCATGAGCCCGGCAGTTCCTGTTTGCCGTAGTATGCCATGATGCGCCCGTTGGCTTCGAGGTTGGCCCGGTACGGATCGAGCAGGCGCACCGCATTGTCCTTGCTGTTGGAGGTCAGAATCACATTCTTTTTGCGTCCGGTCAGCGTGAGATACATGACGATGAACATGGTGACTGTGGATTTGGCCAGCTCACGGCTCCAGGAAAGCACCTCGAACCATTCATCGTGTGCAATGATACGCCGGATAGCCTTTTTCTGGAAGTCGGCGAATTCATATTTGGCATAATTGGGGAAAAAGAACTTGATCCATTCTATAGGGTGCCTTTCGAGGTAAGCCCGGTGTTTTTCGCGTTCGGCTGCCGTCATGTTCCTGTCGACCGGTGTAGCCCTTGCAATGTCGTCTTTGTATTTCTCCCAATCGAGGAGAGCGAGTCTGTCAGTCTGTTTCATTGTGTATTCCTTTATAATTTATCTTTAATGTACGCATCGGCCAAGCGTGTGATTTCTTTTGCCTTTTCGATGTCGGCCGCCCGTACCCAATCGATGAATCCAGTGAAGACACTGATGATATCGGCAATGCCAACTTCCTGCTCCATGTTGCGTATGGCCGCCGACAGTTTTCCGAGGATGTCAGCCTCCTTGGATGAGGGGAACCGTTCCCCCTCGGGGCGTTCAGCAATAGCCTTGTTTATTTCGGCCACCTGGCGGTAGAGGTTTGCGACTTGCTCCTGCCTTGTGAGCGTAAGCCCCACCTTCTGTTCTTCCCACTTCCCGGTCCGAACCCAGTTGGATACGGACACCCGCGACACGCCCACACGGTCGGCGATTTCCTGCTGTGTGAGGTTTTCCTTGAGGTACAAAGTTTTTGCCCATTCCTTTTTCTGGGCATTCGTCAAATCTGCCATAAATAGTCTTTTTTTAATTGTAAACCACGTTACAAAATTGCATTAAAAAGCGGTGTTTGTAAAAGGCCGTGCGCATGGTGACGGGCTGTAGCGTTATGATAACGTCAGGAAACGGCATGATAAAAACGCGGTTTCTTGATACCATGGGAATGTTCTATTTTCGCATCATAGGAAGGCGGGAAAGACCGCTGCAAAGCGTATGATGAGCAGATTTTTCAATATAACAACGAGTGACGACGGCACCAGTACGATATTCCTGTACGGGGATATCGGAGACTATACGGAGGTGCAAAGCGGGCGCATAGCCCAGGAACTGATGGAAGCCGAACGCGTGAGCCGGCGCATCCATGTACGTATCAACAGCAACGGCGGGGAAGTGTACAGCGGTATTGCGATATTCAACGCCCTGCGCCAAAGCAAGGCCGACATCCGCATATATGTGGATGGCATAGCTGCCAGCATGGCCAGCGTGATAGCCCTTTGCGGCAAGCCGGTAGAGATGAGCAAATATGCCCGATTGATGCTGCACAGCGTGAGCGGCGGGTGCTATGGCAACAAGCAGGACCTGCAGCGCTGCATGGAAGAGATAGAAAGCCTGGAGGGCAGCTTGAGTGAAATCTATGCCGAACGGCTGGGCATGAGCAAGGAGGAAGTAAGACAGAACTATTTTGACGGTGAGGACCACTGGCTGACCGCCAAGGAAGCCCTGGACCTGGGTTTTATAGACGGCATATATGATGCAGACCCCGTGCCGGCCGACAGTACACCGGCACAGATATATACTTTATTTAATAACCGGCTCATTGAGCCACAAAACGACAGAGAAGACATGAATCTGGAAGACGTGAAGAAACGCCCGCGCTTTAAGGATTGCGCGAGTGATGCGGATGTGTTCCGCCTGATGGACCAACTGGAGGAAGAGGCAGGCAAGGTACCTATCCTTACTAAAGAGAACACCGACCTGAAGGCGAAGGTGAAGATTTACGAAGACAAGGCAGCAGCCGAAGACATTGCTGTCCGAAAGCATCTGCTTGATGCTGCCGAGCAGGACGGCCGCATTGATGCGACTACCCGCCCCATTTACGAAAACCTGTTGATTAACGACCGCGAGAACGGTGAAAAGGCCCTGGCCAAACTGCCGGTGAAGCGCCGCGTGATGGAAGACCTGCACTTGGATCCGAACGGAGATGAGAGCCCCTGGGCCAAGCGAATGCGAGAAATTAAGGACAAACGTAAAAAGTGATTGAATTATGGCAATAATTGTAAGAAACACGAATTACAGCGGCGAGGTACTGGAACAGTTGCTGACGCTTGCCGCTACGAACAACGAGATTGTGGAAAAAGGGCTGATTATGGTGATTCCCGGTGTGGAAAAGAAAATCAGCCTTCCCCGACTGAAGACCGGCAAGATGCTTCAGAAGCGCAAGGAGAACCCTGGTGTGGAGGATTCGAAGGGCAACTTTAACTACGACGAGAAGAGCCTTGACCCGGTGGATTTCATGGCCTTTACAGTATTTAACCCCCGCACGTTCGAGAACATATGGCGTAAGTGGCAGCCGAAGGGCAACCTGGTATTCTCGGAACTTCCGCCCGAAGCTCAGAACGCCCTTCTTTCCGAGCTGGCAAAGCAGGTGCAGTTTGAATTGGGCAACCACTATGTGAACGGCGAATATGGGGATGATGACGACCACCTTTTCAACGGCATTTTGAAACAGATGTCGAAGGATACAGAGGTGATTGTGGTGGACAGTTCAGAATCGACCATGCTGGGCAGACTGAAAGCCATGCGCATGAACATTCCCGTGGCCATCCGCAACCACCCGGACCTCCGCATTCTGATGAGCGTGAACGACTTTGACAAGTATGATGACGAGCTGACCCAGCGCGAGGCCAAGAACACGAGCGAAACCGACGTGAACGCACGACGCTACAAGGGCATTACTATCGAGACGCTTGCTGCCTGGCCCGATGATCTGATTGTGTGTACTCTTTGTTCGCCCGATGCCGGCGGCAACCTGTTTGCTGCCGTGAACCTGCAGGACGATGAAGACGTGATTCAGATTGACAAGATTTCGAACGCGAGCGAACTGTACTTCTTTAAGATGCTGATGAAGGCCGATACGAACATTGCCTTCGGTGAGGAAGTGGTGGTGCTGGACAAGCGCAGCAACCCCGTGTTCAAGGCGAGCGAGAAGAAAATTTCGGTGGACCCTGCCAGTGTGACTCTTGAGGCAACCGGCGGCAGTCAGGAAGTGACCGTGACCGCCAGCGGTGAATATGAGATAGGAAGTGCCCCTGCCGGCTTCAAGGTGGAAGCGACGGATAACGGTGTGAAGATTTCGGCCGGTGCGAACAGCGGCGAGCAGAAGACCGGTACGCTGACCCTTACGCTCAATGCCGACCGTAGCAAGACGGCCAAAATCATCATCACCCAAAACCAGAAAGGATAAGATGGCAAAGTTGAAGTATCTGGTAATTCACTGTACGGCAACCCCAGAGGGGCGTGAAGTATCATCGGCGGACATCAGGAAATGGCATACCTCGCCAGTAAGCGAGGGCGGCCGAGGCTGGAAACAGGTGGGTTACACTGACCTGTTTCACCTGCAGGGTGGTGTGGAACGCTTGGTGGGCAACAACGAGGATGCACAGGTGGACCCTTGGGAAGTGACTAACGGTGCGAAGGGCTACAATGGTATAAGCCGCCATATTGTATATGCCGGAGGCGTGGAAAAAGACGGTAAAACCCCGAAAGATACCCGCACCGGATGTCAGAAAAAAGCACTGGAGAAGTATGTGAAGGATTTTCACCGCAGATTTCCAGATGTTCGCATTGTGGGTCATAACGAACTGGCGGCGAAAGCCTGCCCCAGCTTTGATGTACAGAAGTGGCTGAAAGAAATAGGTATTAATCAATAATAAAAGAAGCAATCAATGAAACGAATTATGCTGTTTATGATGCTGATGCTGGTGACAGTGTCGGCCGTGATGGCCCAAGTGGTCGATGTTCCGGCAACGGATTATGAAGCGATGATTAGCACCTTTGGCGGTTTTATCGGCGGTGTGGTGGTGCTTACAGAAGGTTTGAAGGGCTTGTTCCCGCAGATGAAAGGCTGGGTGACCCAGTTGATGAGCTGGTGTGTGGGCCTGGTGTGCGTGATGCTGCTGTGGTGGCTTGATGCCGGGTTTGTGAGTGATGTGAGATGGGACATTGCCTTACTTTATGGCTTTGGGGCTTCGCTTGTGGCCAACGGCGTGGCCGATACGGGGCTGGTGCAATGGGTTATCGGTCTGTTTCGCAAGAAGCGCAAGGAAGCTGAATAAAAGGTTGACTGACTAAAAAACGGGTGGTATGGACTTGAGCGAGATCATGAACATCATTCTTAGCGGCGGCCTTGTAGGTACTGCGGCGGCCATCGGGTCACTGCGTGCCACGGTGAGGAAAGCGAAAGCGGAAGCGATGAAGGCCGAAGCCGACGCGGAGGGTGTGCGTGTGGACAACGCTGAACATGCCACTCGCATTTTGGTGAGCAACATTGTGGTACCTTTAAAAGAAGAACTGAATGCAACGAGAAAAGACCTGCAGGCCAACAAGCGCGAGATGGCTCGCCTGCGCAAGGCTATTGACACTGCCAACAGTTGTAGGCATCATGATGACTGCCCTGTGCTTGGCGGGCTGCGCAAGCAGCAGGAAGAGCACGACGGAAATAACGAGCCGGACGGAATCGGCAAGCGCCGACAGCGCGAGCAAAAGCCGCCGGGCGGGGCTGACGGTGGTGGGGATACCGGCGAGTGCGGTGAAGTTGACGATACCGGCGGACAGCCTCCGTAAGCTTCCTGAAGGTGGGGTGTATTGCGGAAAGAGCGGACAGGCCAACCTGACCGTAGGCAGCGACAGCAGCGGGAACATCGTGGCTGAAGCCTCGTGTGACAGCCTGCAGCAGCTGGTGCTGTGGTATGAAGAGGAGCTGACCCGCATAAGAAGCGAGACCAGGAATGAAACTTTGAATGACGTTCAAATGGAAGAGAAACGCCCTCCGAACCGGATGGGGACGTTTATGACAGGTGTATTGGCCGGCTTGTTGGCCGGTGTGTTATTAACCATCAAAGTAAAGAGACAATGAAGAATTTTATTTATGGCATTGCGAGCGTGAAATTTGGCGAGCAACTGATAGGCTACATTGAAAAAGGCAGCTGGGACTGGGGCGGACAGAAGCCGGAGAGCGTGGACATTGAAGCTGAACAGGTGCCGGATGCCCCGGTACTGACTCTGCTGCAAAAGAATGGCACGGTGAGCCCTACGTTTAACCTGATTCAGCTGGATTACAAGAACCTGAAGGCGGTGCTTGGCGGCAAACTGAGCCCGAATGATGAGAGTCCGACCTCGTGGGAGGCTCCGGAGGATTTGATTCAGCTGTCGGGCAAGTGGGAAATCAAGTTTGTGAGCGGACAGACTATGACGATACCCAACGGCGTGATTCTGGCCAATCTGGGCGGTAAGCTGACGCTGACGGAGGTGTCGAAGGTGGAATGCCAGTTGAAGATCAACAAACCAACGGAAGGCGGTGCTCCGTATAAGATTGCCGATGCTGCGGGCTAAAATTGAGCGGAAATGGACAACCGATTGGATCAACTGATGGAAATGGAGTGTGCGGACGCGCTGCTGGACAGCGGCGTGTCCGTTCCTCTTAAAAGGTGGAAACTCCCGTGGCTGAAACGCCAGTTGGAGGTACGCGTGACGATGAAGCGTCCAAGACTGCGCGGGCAGATTCTGCTGGCGAGGGAATACCTGAGGATGGGTGTTGAGCCCGGGTGGAAGGCTAAAGACAAGACCGAGGAGCTGGCCTTTGTGGCGGAACATGGCAAGGCGGTGAGCCGAATGCTGGCTTATACGGTATGCGGGGGCTATGTGTCGCGGCATGTGGGTATCGGTGTGACGGCGTGGGTGCTGCGGAACTTCGTGGAGTGGCGCTATTTGACGGCCATGTTCCAGACATTTGAACGCTTGATGGGCACGAAGGATTTTATGCGTATTATCAGCTCGGCGGCTCGGGCGAACCCGATGAGTCCGAGACTGAGCCAGAGAATGATGGGGAGTTAGGAACCCGGTATGAGGGTTCACATAGCCCTTTCGGCTTCGTGTGGCAGATAGCGAGTGCGACTGGCTGGAGTGTGGACTACATTCTGGACGGAGTGAACTGGCAGACGCTGATACTGATGCTGAGCGACGCTCCGCGGTATGTGCGGCAGAAGGGCGGCAGCGGTAAGTGTGACAGCCACCCGGAGCGCAGCGCTGCGGATGAAGCGAACGATATAGTAGGATTTTTTCAAAGCAAACTGGAATGAGCAAACCTGTAGAAGTTGAATTTTTGATGAAGGACAAACTTACGCCCGGCATGAACAAGGCCGAGCGTGAGGCCTTGGAACTGCGTAATACCGTCAGACTGCTGGAGGCTGAACTGGAGAGGCTGCGCCTTGCCGGAGAAACAGCTGCGCCCAATCTGGACCAGAGTGCCAATATCGCGCAAATCCATGCACTGGAGAAGCAGCTTGATGAATTGCGAAGCCAGTTGAAGTTCCTGCATGAGGAATCAGAATCTGTACAGGTCACCCCTGCAGATGTACCCAATGCACAGCGGCAGTTCAACGGGCTTCACAACAGCATCCAGCAGATTGCGCGTGAAATGCCCTCTTTGGCTATGGGGCCGCAGATGTTCTTTCTGGCCATTTCCAACAACCTGCCGATGTTTACGGACGAACTTGCTCGTGCAAGGAAAGAATACGATGAACTGCAGAAGTCCGGCAAGAAAGGCACGCCGGTATGGAAGCAGGTTCTGTCTTCACTTTTTTCCTGGCAGACGGCCATGACCACCGGCATCATGCTGCTGGTGATGTACGGTAATGAAATCCGTGATTGGACGAAGAGTCTGTTCAGCGCCAAGAAAGGTGTGGATGATTTCAACATCTCGCTGAAGGAAATGACCGAGATTGAAAAAGACGGACGCGCCCAGATGGTCCGCACCCGTTTTGAATTGAAATCGGTCATCAACGAGATAAAGAACTTCACCGGAAGCAAGGAACAGGAAAAGGCGAAGGTGGAGGAACTGAACCGCAAGTACGGAGAATCTTTCGGCTACTACCAAACTTTATCCCAATGGTATGATACACTTACCGAAAAGAGTGAGGACTATGTAAAGGTGCTGTTGCATCAAGCTAACGTACAGAATCTTGTGAACAAAGCAGCCGAAGCCGATGAAGAAGTGAATAAAATAAAGGCACAGAAACCGGAAGAGGCGGAAAGCGCCATGGGCTTTTTCGGGAAATGGGGACAATATATCATGCAGTCAAGTATGGCAGAATCCGGGCAGTTCTATGACGCACAGGCTGCTATCAAGAAACATGATCAGGAAGCTTATGACATACTGTTGAAAAATGCAGAAGACAAACGTGACGGCTATTTGAAAAAAGCTGAGGAAGAGGTAAAGAAAGCAGCGGAAGCAGCTAAGAAAGGAAATATCGGTGGATATATCCCGGAGACAGATCCAAAATCAGAAACCAAACAGCGGCTGGCAACAGAACGCAGACTGGCGAAGGAGCTTGCCGCCCTGCAGAATGAAAACCGGAAGGAAGAGATAGACCGCATGCAAGCCAGCACCGAAAAGAAACTGGCACAAATCGAATATGACTATAACGTGCGGAAAGAAGAAATAAACCGGCAGGAAGCCGACTGGAAGCGTGAGAACAAGGATGCCGGCATTTCCACCGGTGGGAACGGATTGACCCCGGAACAGACGGATGCCCTTTTGGGAGCACGTGATTCAAACAACAAGAACCGTAGTGCAGCCATTGCGGCCACCTTCGAGGAAGAAGCCGAAGCCATGCGTGATTACTTGTCGGAATATGGCAGCTACGAGGAAAAGAAACTGGCCATTGCGCAGGAGTATGAAAAACGTATTGCGGCAGCCACCACAGAAGGCGGGAAGAAAATACTTCAAGAAGAATTGAAGAAAAAGATGGCAGATCTGGATATGGAGGAACTGAAGAAAGGTTTGGACTGGGAAGCCGTCTTCGGGGACCTTGACAAAGTATCTACAGAAAGCCTGCAGTCCCTCCGTACCCGTCTGAAGGAATATATCGATACACAAAAGGATCTGCAGCCGGACAGTATGAAAGACCTGGTACGTGCGATAGATTCCATTGACAAGAAACTGAACGAACGCAATCCATTTACAGCGTTGAAAACATCAATAATCCAGTTGAAAGCCACAACCCTGTCGGTCAAGGAAGCGCAGGAGGCATATAATAATGCTGTAAGAGAAGGAACGGAAGCCGAGCAACAGAATGCCAAGGCTACGCTGGATGCCGCCCGAAACGCAAAGCAGAAGGCTTTGGCCGAGGCCACCGACTCCCTGCATAACAGTGTGGGCCAGGTGAAGGAATACGTTGGCGCTGCGGAAGACTTGCTTGGGCTGGTGGAACAGTTCGGCATCGATCCACCCGAATGGATGGGCGAATGGCTGGAGGGTATGGGGCAGACGCTGGACGGGCTGGAAAGCATAGACCTGACGCGGCCTATGAGCATTTTGACCGGCGGCATCAAGGCTCTGGGTGGTGCGGTAAAGCAGGTGTTCAGTTTGGGCGGTATCATTAACTGGAACGGCAGCAATGCCAAAAAGGTGCAGGCTACCATGGAGCGGCTGACCAAACGGAACGAGCTGCTGCAGGCCTCGATTGAGGACCTGACCGACAGCATCAAACAGAGCAAGGGAACAAAGAGCGTGGCCGCTTACCGCGACGCGTACAAGATGCAGCAGGAAACGAACTTGAATTACCGGCAGATGGCGATGGCGCAGGCGGGTTACCACGGGAAACGCCACAGCTGGAACTACTACTGGAGCGGCTTCAGCCAGGCGCAGATAGACAAACTGAGCGGACAGATAGGCCGCCAGTGGGACGGGAACCTGTGGAGCCTGAGCCCGGAGGAGATGAAGGCGCTGCGTAGCAACGTGGACATGTGGACGCAGATACAGAATACCGGCAAGGGCGGTTACGGCGGGCGACTGACCGAGAAGTTGGATGACTACATAGCGCAGGCCGGCAAGCTGGAGGAACTGACCGAACAACTGTATGAAGGACTGACGGGCATTTCGTTTGACGGGATGTACAGCAGCTTTATCGACAACCTGATGAACATGAAGTATGGCGCGAAGGATGCGGCGGAGGATATATCCGAGTACTTCATGCGGGCGATGCTGAGCAACAAGATCGGTGAACTGTACAGCGAAAAGCTGAAAGGCTGGTGGGAGAAGTTCGGAAAGGCCATGGAGGACAACGAACTGACGGAGGCGGAACGGAACGCGCTGACGGAAGAGTACATGCAATATGTGGATGAAGCCCTTGCCCTGCGTAACAACTTGGCTGCCGCCACGGGCTACGACAGGACCGAAGCCGGCGGCGTCAGCCAAACAGCGAAAGCGGGCGGCTTTACGGCCATGACGCAGGACCAGGGCACGAAGCTGGAGGGCATGTTCACCAGCGGGCTGCAGCACTGGAGCAGCATGGACGACCGGCTGGAAAGCGTGGTGGAGAAGATGGACACGGCGGAAGGGCACCTGGCACGGATAGCCGAGAACACCGGTGTGAGCGCCGGACACCTGGGCGAACTGAAGGAAGTGATAAAGAAAATGATACGTGACGGACTAAAAGTGAAGTGATATGGCTGATATATTGAGCGGACTGGTGCTGGTGAACGGCACGGACATCTGGACGGAATACGGTGTGTTTCTGGTGGAAGACCGGCGCGGCGGCATGGAGAACCTGACGGCCATCCTGACCCCGAGCAGGGCAAAGAAGGATACGGCCGTGGACATACGGGAGGAGCACGGGGAGAAATACAGCGCCGTGCTGACCCCACGGAATGAGGCGCGGGACGTGACACTGCACTTTGCCCTGTACAACAAGACCCGGACAGGCTGGATGAAGCGGTACTTTGCATTTGTGAATTTTCTGAAACAGGGAAAGAACGGCTGGCTGGAGATCCGTTTCCCCCAGCTGGACCTGCAGCTGAGGGTGAAGTATGCCGACTGCACGAAGTTTACCCCGCTGACCTATCTGTGGACGGAAGGCGTGCATGCGGGAAAGTTCCGGGTGAAGTTCAGGGAACCGAAACCTATTATATAACCATTAAAACGCTATTGGAATATGCTTCTAACGATATATGACAAAGCCGGGACCAAGCGTGCGGACGTGGCTGTGAACGACAGCTCGACGCAGAGCAAGGAGGTGCAGGGGGACAATGTGCTTTCCCTGTCGTTCAGCTACTATGACTTCCTGCCCCTGGACGTGAACGACTACACGGATTATCTGGGCGAGCGGTACTGGCTGACGGAACGCTACACGCCGAAGCAGGTGAACGAGGGTGAGTGGGACTATGACCTGAAGCTGTACGGCGTGGAGAGCCTTATCAAGCGGTTCCTGGTGCTGGAGACGACGGACGGGGACACGAACCCCCTGTTTACACTGACGGCCACGCCCCGCGAGCATGTGGCGATGGTGGTGAAGGCTATAAATGACGGCATGGGCCACATTACCGACTGGAAGGTGGGTACGGTGGAAGGTGCGGAGCTGATAACGATAGACTACGAGGGCATGTACTGCGACGAAGCGCTGAAAGCCATCGCTGAAAAGGCGGGCGGCAAGGTGGAATGGTGGATTGAGGGGCAGACGGTGAACGTGTGCCGCTGCGAACACGGGGAAGAAATCACCCTTGGCTACGGCAAGGGGCTGACCTCGCTGGAAAGAGACACCGGCAACACGGCCAAGTTCTATACGCGCCTGTTCCCGATAGGCTCGACCCGCAACATCGATGCGGAGAAATACGGCAGCCCGAGGCTGATGCTACCCGGCGGGAAGAAGTACATAGAGCAGGGTGTGGAGGAATACGGCATCTATGACCATTACGAGCAGGAAGCCTTCAGCGGCATCTACCCCCGCCGGGTGGGTACGGTGAGCTGGGTACGCAGCGAGGTGGTAACAGGCGATGAGGGGAAGAAATTTACTGTCTATTATTTTAGGGACAGCGGACTGGACTTTGACCCCAACATGTACGAACTGGCCGGCGAGACGAAACGCGTGTCGTTCCGGACGGGCGACCTGGCCGGATTGGGAGAGAGCGATGACCACTACTTTGAGGTGAACTACGACAGCGCGGCGAGGGAATTTGAACTGATTAACATCTGGCCATACGATGATGACACGCAGCTGCCGGGCGGCAAGCTGGTGCCACGAGTAGGTGACACCTATATTCTGTGGAACATCCGGATGCCGGATGAGTATTACCGGCTGGCCGAAGAGGAATTTGAGGCAGCCGTTGAGGAGTACAACCGGGACCACTGGCTGGACATTGCCGCCTACAAAGCGCCGACAGACCCGGTGTATATGGAGGAACACGGCATAGACCTGTATGTGGGCCGGCGGGTGAAGCTGGAAAGCCGGAAGTATTTCCCGGAAAAAGGATACCGGCAGAGCCGTATCACCAAAATAAGCCGCAAGGTGAACGAACCCGGGCAGATGGACATAGAGATAAGCGATGCGCTGCAGGTGGGCAAGTTTGACAGGGTGACGGACAGCATAGGCGCGCTGAAAAGCTATACGAAAACGAAGACGGAAGGCACCGCCCTTCCGGACATCATACGAAGCTGGGACAAGACGCTACCCACGGACAACAACCTGTTTTCAGCCAGGCGCAGCCAAAAAGAGTTCCTGAATAAGAATCAGCCGGGCACGGCCAAAGAGCCCATCCGCTTTTTGAAGGGCGTGACCTTTGGCGAGACTGCCGGCGGCAAGCCATGCGGCGGCGTGGACGGTGAGGGTAATGCCGAGTACCTGACCGCCGTGATCCGCGAACTGCTGCGCAGTACGGAGTTTGTGGACGGGCTGACCGGTGAGGGCTGGAAACTGTGGATTGACCAGCTGACCGGACTGACGAGCCTGACGGTGGACAAAGTGACTGCCCGGCAAAGCCTGGTGGCGCTGGAACTGCTGATAGAGAAGGCCCGCAGCGTGTGCGGCCAACTGGTAGTGTCGGCAGCCAACGGCAAGATCAAGGACGTGGTGAAGCTGGGCGACAACTACCGCATCGTATTTGAGCAGGAATCGGGCTTTGTGGCCCATGACCTGATGCGCTGTGCGGTTACGGGTGGCAAGAAATTAAAAGCATACTGGGTGGAGGTGGCCTCGGTGATAGCCGGCGGGGTGATGGTTCCGGTAAGCGAGTTTGGCGGGGTGAAGCCGGAGGCGGGCGATGAGTGCGTGCTGATGGGCAACACGGAAAACCCGCTCCGGCAGAACCTTATATCCATTGCCGCCACGGAGGACGGGCAGCCCCGTATAGACATTCTGGACGGGGTGAAGGCCAAGAACTTCAACGGCTGCCTGCGCTGCCGGCTGGGCAAGCTGGACGGCATCAGGAGCAGCGCTTTCCAGGCAGACAACCAACCGAAGGGAGACGGCCTGTATGCTGACAACGTGTGGCTGAAGGGTACGTTTGTGCTGATGACGGGCGAGGACATCCTGACGCGGTTTGAGATAACCGAGGGGAAAATCCATTCAGCCGTGGAAAGTTTGCGCAAGGAAATACGCGAAGAACAGAGCTATCTGGACAACAGCAGTTTTGCCGACGGCATGGACAAATGGAAGACGGGCAGCAAGGCTACGCTGTTCACCCTGGGCGGACGCTGGATCTGGGCGAACGGCGGTCCTTACGGAACGAAGCCGGACGGCCATGCCGAGATACGGACCGACGGCAAGGTGCCTTATGCCTATATCCGGAACAGCTATATCATGCAGAAACTGGAGGACTTCCGGCTGGTACCGGAGTACCGGCAGACGAACAGCCAGGGGGAACGGGTGCCCGGCGTGGTGTATCTGTCGTTCAGTTACCGAGTCATCAAGGCCGGAAGGCTGAAAATCGAATTTGTGGGTGCTGACAAGACCGGGTTTGAAAACTTCAACCTGTTCGGCCATGAAGAAGACCTGCCCGTGGGCGGCGAGAAGATGTTCACGCTGGACGGCCTTTGGAACGGTACGGGAGACTTCAAGCTGTCGTTCACGGGCGTGATTTACATTTCGCTGCTGGTATTCTCTACCAACAAGGCAGACGCACTGGCCTATAAGTACCGTACACTGTTCGAACAGAGCGACCGGCTGGTGAAGATTTCAGCGGCGGTGTTTGACAAGGACGGTGAAGCTCTGAAAGAAACCGGGCTGGTGGTGAAGCCGGAGGGTGCCGGACTGTATGCCCAGGATGCCAGCGGCAAGGTGGCCCTTATCGGGGTCTGTGTGGAAGATACGGACGAACAGGGCAACCCGGTAAGCAAAATCAAGCTGACAGCCGACAATATACAGCTGGAGGGACTGGTGACAGCAAACGGTAACTTCAAGATATTAGAAGACGGAAGCATTGAAACCAGCAATGCAAAAATATATGGTTCAGTATATGCCTATGACGGAAAGATTGGAGGCTTTACGCTTGAATCCGGACGACTGTACTGGAAAGCCGGAGACTATTTCGGCAACGACTCGCGCAGTTTGAAGTTGGGAATTTCCAACGACAGTATGGAGGGTGTGGTAGATGTTTCATTCAATGCGGCGACGCAAGGACGTTTTGGCGTGAAGTCCGTTGGATCGAATCCGGGAGGAGCTGCCATATACGCTTCCAGCAAATCGGATGGGCAGACTTTCCCGGTAATGGGGAATACCTATGCCGGATATTTTGACGGCGGTGTTCATGTGAACGGTGCCGTGTATTGCGGGGATATACTTTCGAACAATTTCGGCACTGGATGGACGCTTGGCAATGACGGCACTTATTCATACAGAAAAGGGGTTACAGGGAACTTAAAATGGAGTATAAAAAGTGAATCCGGCATGTTAGCCAACAACTATAATCTTGAGGTGGTTAACGGCATTGTAGTGGGCATGAAAAACGTATTATAAATTCGGTTGAGATATGAAAGTGAAATTTTATGACAGTTTTAAGGATTTTGACGGCCAACCGTTGCGGATCAATGGTGAGACGCAAATTGTAGGCCGTATTGTAGCGCAATGCTTGTTCAATGGGACGGGGATTCGCCCGAGTGGTAACCAACAGACAGATGCCGACAAGAAATTACGGGCATACCGCTTGTGCATGCAGATAATGGATGCCGCCGAGGAGATTGATATAACGGCGGAAGACGCGGTATTGATAAAGGAAGCGGTTTCCGGACTTACACCGGGGTGCTATTCACAAGTTGTAAAACTGATAGAGGGATAGGCTTATGGCGGAAATGACGCAAGAAGAACTGGTTCAGGAAGTGCTGGACCGTGTGCTCCAATCTTCTACCGGTGTGGAGGAGCTGGAGACCGTTGCCTCGCTGAGCGGGGTGAAATCACTGCCAGGCGAGAAGGACGGGAAAATGGTGAACGTACCTCTGGAACTGATAGGCAAGCCTGCGAACGATGCCGCCGCGCGTGCCGAGGCCGCAGCCAAGAAAGCGGAAGGAGCCGTAGCCGGACTTACGGACAAGACGCAGGCCGCCACGGAAGCCGCAGCCAAGGCCAACGAAGCGGCGACCAAGGCAGAGAATGCCGCAGCCAAGGTGGAACAGGCTACGACTGCAGCCGTGGGCGGAGCTACGGTACGCTTTTCCTCATGGATGGAGACCGGAAACGTTTTACCTGACAAGTGTACGAAGCCGGGAGGCAGCGTGGTGTATGTGGCCGGTGCCGGGAAATTTGCCTACCGCATGGATTCTACCCTGTACGGGGACTGGGACGTGGCGGGTGTGCCCCCTGCCTGTATGTTCATGGATGCGGACCGGACAGCCATACTGCCGGATAAGCTTTACCTGCTGGGCGATGCCGTATATACGGGAACGGGAGGCGTTCTGAAACTGCTGGCCTACCGGCATGAGGTGATGAGTGAGGAAGCTTATGAGGCACTGCAGGACAAGGATGTGAATACGCTGTATCTGATTTATGAGGAGGAGTGACGATGATAACCATAGGGGGTAAGGAAATAACGGCTGTGTATGTGGGGAAACGTTCCCTATCGGCTGTCTATGCCGGGGCGAGGCTGGTGTGGTCTGCCATAAGCAGCTGTTTCGGCAGCGGGTTCTGGCGAGGCGACAAGCCGTGGAGCCGGACCGACGGGTGGCGAAGAAACAAATGAATAATGACTAAAGCAATATATTATGGCAAAGAAGGTATATGATCAGGACGGGCTGGACATGCAGCATACGAACTGGAGCGGTGACGCCGCAACCGGCGGGTTGCCCGTAAGCGGTCGCCTGGTGGAAAATTATGTGAAGAGCATTGACGAAAAAGCCACCCCTACCGAGGAACTGGTAAGCGGGGAAACGAAACCTCCTACATCCGGAACGGTGTTCGATGCGATGGTGGGTACGGTGACGGACGTGGATGTGCAGGACAGCGAAGACGGCACCCAGTACGTGATGACCGTGAAGCAGAAGGATAACCAGGGCGGCGAGAGCTCGAAGGAGGTGCGCTTTTCCAAGTACACGGACGACGACAAGGTGGTGGTGAACATTGACCTGACGGACAGCGGCGGCGCGGGACTTCCCTCCCAGCAGTATCTGGCACTGGGAAGCGGCTTTGTGGTGAAATACTCGGTGGGCGTGGGTACTGCCGGCGGAGGCACGGTGGACGGCTACAGCGACCTGAAGGCCCGGGTGGTAGTGAAGCGCGGTTCGACCGTTATCAGTGAGTTCCGGGATGCGGAGTTTGCGGGTGTGACAGCGGGACAGAGCTATACCTTTGACGCTTCGCCTTACCTGAAGGATGCTACCGCCTATACCGTACAGGTGGAAGCACAAGCCACCTATCAGGGCGGCACGCTGATGAAGACGGCTACGGCGAAGGTGACCATGGTGGCCATGACGCTGGAAACTACTTACTCTGTGGGCAACGGACTGGCTGACGGCGGGTACCGGAACGACGTGAACATTCCCTTTACGGCCAAGGGCACGAGCGGCGAGAAGAACATCTACTACCGCGTGAACGGCGGCCAGGCCTTTACCCTCGGCCTTTCTGCCGGCAGCGGTGTGCAGCAGAAGAACGTGACCATCCCGCTGACGCAGATGCAGGAAGGTACGAACGTGGTGGAGGCCTACGCGCGGCATGAGAACTCAGGTGTGGTGAGCCAGGTGCATTACATTACGCTGCTGAAGGCAGGCGGCGGGGTTACAGCGTATGCCGGCATGATGTTCAACCACCGGGCGGCAGGTTTTCAGCGTGACTGGAAACGCCCGGTGCTGGAGGCGGAGCAGTTCACGGCGTGGAGTTTTTCGTATGCCGGCTATGACCGCGATGCGTACACGGCCCGGGTGAAAGTGACCAACCAGGGCAGTGTGGTGAAGGAAGACCTGCTGCAGCGCGGCGAGACCGGCAGCTACGGGCGGACGAACGTGAACGTGGAACCGCTGGACTACCGAGTGTCATGCGGTGATGCCGTGATTGAGGTGGAGGTGAACACCGCATCGCACCCCGACATTGAAGCTATGCTGGCACCGGATGCGGTGTGTACGTTTGACGCTTTCGGACGAAGCAACACGGAGAATAATCCGGCAAACTGGGTGAGCGGTGACAAACGTATGGAGTTCCGGGACGTGCTGTGGAGCGTGAACGAATATGGTGCGGGAAGCGGCTGGCACAAGGACCGCCTGCTGCTGGCCGGCGGTGCAGGCATGACCCTGACCGCTGACGGAGGGTACAGACCATTCAATGAGGCGGACAAGCCGGAGGGGTTTGCCATCCGTGATGTGGGCATGACGCTGGAGATAGAATACAGCACAGCGAACGTGACGGACACGAATGCCGAGCTGATTACCTGCCTGGGGCAGCTGGATAACGGGAACCGGTACGGGCTGATTGTGACCCCGGAAGAGGCCAAGTTCCTGACCGGTGTGGTGACCGAGGCGATGGATGCCGGACAGGTGCTGCGCTATGAGGACTCGGTGGGTACGAAGTTCCAGCCGGGCACGAACATCCGCATTACCTACGTGTTCTACCCGAACGTGCAGACGAACGAACAGCGCACGCTGATCGGCTTTTATGTGAACGGGGAGGAAAGTGCCGCCTCGAAGTGGCTGGACAAGGTGAACTTCAACATCCAGAGCCAGCTGGAGTTCAAGTCAACAGGGGCTGACCTGAACGTGAAGAGCGTGCGAATATATAACAAGGCGCTGACCTCGGACGAAGTATTGAACAACTACATTGTGGACCGTAACCATCTGGAAGATGCCGACGGGGAACCGGGCGTGCGATCGCTGGATGAGGACAACCGCGTGCTGAACGAGGGGGACACGGTGAGCATGGAGAAGCTGATGGAACTGATGAAGAAGCGCCGGAACTCGATTTTGGTACTGATAGGTACGGGCAGTGTGGGCAGTGAAACTCCGAGTGGCAGCGACACACTGAACGTGGTGGATGCACTGGCGCAGCTTAACGACAAGAAGGCAAACAAACTGGTAAGGGAGGTCCGTTTTTATAACGGAGAGGACAGAACGCTTGATTTTATCCTTTACAACGTATATGTACGCATACAAGGTACTTCTTCTGTGAACTATGCGAGAAAGAACTTCCGTTTCTACTTACAGAAGACAGCAAGCGGATGGGTGATTACATTGAGCTACGGGGAGATTGACGGGAACGGAAGGCAGGCGAATCCGGTGGTAACTACCGGCAAGAAGAATCTATTCAAGTTGCGCAAGAATTCCGTAGGCGCGAAGCTGGCATGTGCCAAATGTGACTATTCGGACTCGTCTATGACCACAAATACCGGTGGGGCGAAGCTTATCAATGACGGACTGAAAGAGATGGGGCTGCTTACGCCTGCACAGCGTTACGCCAAAGACCATAATCTGGATGATGATTTCCGTACGGCTATCGACGGTTTGCCGTGCGACCTGTTTGTAGCGAAGAGTGCCGACGAGGACCTGGTATATTACGGACAGTACAACCTTAACAACGAGAAGAGCGACAGCTACCCTATCTTCGGGCAGGATGAGACCATAGGTGAAGAAAAATGGGGGGAGGGTGAAACGCTGAATTATCTTGAAGCTGACGAGCAAGGACATAAGCAGTACCTGCCCGTCTGCTTTGAGACGCTGAACAACTCGAATCCCTGCTGCTTGTTCCAATGGTTGCCGAGTACCGAAGCCGACCACATGGACTTTATGGATAATAACTTTGACGGAGGATTGGAATTCAATCATCCGAAAGACACTTTTTGGTCGGATGGAGGAGGTGATGAGGCCGAAGAGCCCAATTTGAAAGACCACCTCGGCACCGGCGACAAGTACGACAGGATGTACAAGGCTACCGACCGCATGATGAGTTTTGTTTACCGGTGCGTGAAGGAAACGCCTGCAGGCAGGAACATGGTTTACAGCACGGAATCCCATTCGTTTGAGGGTGTGGACTATGAGGACGACGGCGACAAGTTCCCTACCGCCAAATGGCAGAGCGATACGTTCAAGAAAGAGGCCGGGAAGTATTTTGACCTTCCCCACCTGATATCCTACTATCTATACATGCAGTTCAATCTCGGCGTGGATCAGCTTGCGAAAAACATGCTTATTCGTACCTGGGACGGCGTGAAATGGCTAATTGACTATTATGACGGCGACTGCCAGCTCGGCTCGGATAATAAGTCGTTCCTGACAGGCAAGTACGATGACAACCGTCAGACGAAGCGTGACGGGGCTTATGTGATGCAGGGACACAACTCGTGGTTGTGGAACCTCATCGTGGCTAACTGCTGGGATATGATTGTGGAAATCATGGTGAGCGGATGGAACGGTGGCGCAAGCTTTATGAGTGCCTTCAGTGCCCAGAAAGCCATTGACCACTTTGATACTGAACAGATGAAGAAGTGGTGCTCCCGCCTCTATAACAAGTCTGGCATCTTTAAATACATTTACCCGTTCCTGAATGAAATGCCAGTGGGTGCGGACGGCGCGAAACAGACGTATCCGCAGATTTACGGTTTGAAGGGTTCGCTGAAAGCGCACCGGAACTACTTCATCCAACGCCGGTACGACCTGAAACAGGTGGAATACGGCTATGTATCTACGCTGGGGGCCCAGTTTTACCAGAGTACGGCATCGCTGGATAAGGCATACAAACTGAAGCCGATGCGGTTTGCTCTTACCATTCCGTACCGTGTACAGCTGTCTACCAGCAACGGTGTACAGACCGACAGCGGCGTGGTGGATGCGGACGTGCCCCATTCTCTGCAGCTGACCCGTTCGTTCGGCGAAAATGACCCTCTGAAGATTATCGGTGCAGCCAAAATAAAGGAACTGGTGTGGCATGAGGACGCGTTTGCCATCGGCTTCAATTTCGGTTTGCTGACCTCACTGGTAAAACTGGACATGAGCGTGGAGAAAGCCAGCGGGTACCGGAACGGTTCGTTCATGGCCTCGACCAACGGGATGCTGCTTCTGGAAGATGTGAACATGCGGAACAACCAGCTGGCAAGAAATGGGGACAACGGGAATGTGCCAACCTTGGACCTGAGCTGGCAGGGGCGGCTGAAGAAACTGGATGTGAGAGGTACGGGGCTGACCAGGGTGAAGCTGGCCACCGGTGCGCCCGTTGTGCAGTTATGCCTGCCGGACACGATTGAGGAACTGTTTCTGGAATATCTGACCAAGCTGCAGGACAGCGGCCTGATACTGGAAGGCATAAACAACGTGCGGGGCTACCGCTATACCAACTGCCCCGGCATCGATGGGTTTGCCATGCTGGAACGCCTGCACCAGGCCAAACTGAACGGCAGCGGCAAGCTGGAGCGCTTTGTGCTGGAGATAGACCGGGAAGACGACGGAACCATGCTGAAGAAGTATTTTGACTACGGAACGTACACGCAGACGGGTGCTGTGGATGACCGCCATTCGGGCCTTCGCGGTAAGTTGACACTGACGAAATATCTGCCTGACGAGGAACTGAGCAAATACCGCGAACGCTATCCGGAACTGACCATCAAGCAGCCGCCTTATACGGTGATTGAGTTTGACGACAGTGTGGCGGATGATGCCAATGTTTCTAATTTAGACAATAAAACAGGGTATAAGTTTGGTAATCAATATGTGATGAGTGGACACATAAAAGCTATCATGTCCAAGCGCCATCGCGTATTGGCCAAGGTGACCAAGATGCCTACGAGCCGGAAGGTGGAGATAGCCGGACAGCAGGTGGAAGTGAACAACCCGGACGGGGAAATGACCTATTTCCCCCTGCATGACGAAAATTCGAATTTCTATGCCGACGCGGAGGATGTGAACGGCTGCACTGTGGCAAAACTGGACGGCAGCGAGGGGGACTTGATGATGTATGAGCCGTTTTACTGGAGCAAGGGTATCAATGACTATCTGACCGGCAAGAAGTACGTCTGCTACAGTAGCTACCCGGAGGATGAAATGCCTCCGGTGCCGGAAGCGACGGTACTGACGCTGGACGCTATAAAGGAGACGCAGGGCGGCTGGCTGGGTGAACGCAAAATAATGAGCGGCAAGCCTACGCTGAAGGAATCCTATACGACGGACAAGGGGTATTCGGTATGTAAGGTGGACGTATACGGTTACAGGCGTGTCCGTTTTCCGAGCGTTCCTGGTACGGGACTTATAGGCAGTGTGTTTGTGGATGCTGACGGAAACATTCTGAAGAGCGTCGTAGTGCCGACCATAGGCTTGAGGTTTGAAGCCGGCATGTATCTGATAGCGGACGTTCCGGAACGTGCGACGGCCCTGCATTTCTCCATCCTGAACACGGCGGAGTTTGACTGCGTGGTGCTATCAAATTCGGACAAGATTGAAGATATGGAACCGGAATGGGTGGCGAATGATGAACATCTGTGTGGCGTTGTGGGCAGTTCTGTGGTGGGCAGCAAGCTACGTGCCTGCATAACCGGTGGCTCGACTACGGGAAGCATGACCTGGACGGACTTTCATTATTACAGCCAGCAGCGGGGCATGCAGCAGATAGACGCGCTGATGCACAGCCGCATCGCGAACTTGAGCTATGCACGGTACGGGCGCAGGGACATGCAGGAACAGTGTGGCGCCGGACAGCATAACAACAACCGAACAACAGGCGGAACGGCCGAACATGGGATGACAGACACCATAGGCTACGATGAAGCGTATGCCATCAACAACAAAATCACGAATTCGCTGATTGAAGATCTGGTGCACCAGTATGCCTGGTATAAGAGCCTGGACGAATACGGGCAGGAGACCGTGGTGCAGGTGAACAATATCTGCTGCCTGGGCTATGAGGACATCTACGGTAACAAGTATGACATGATGGACGGCGTGGATTTGCCGAACGACAGCGGCAACGTGGGCAAATGGCGCATCTGGATGCCGGACGGCACGGTGCGCTGGGTGCAGGGAAAAAAGGACAGCGGACATTGGATAACAGGCGTGGCGCACGGCAAGTATATGGACATGGTTCCGGTGGGTAATCTGAACGGTTCATCTTCTACCTACTATACCGACAAATATTGGATAAGCACCGCCACAGTCCGTGTGGTCTATCGCGGGTGCTACTATGCGTATGCGTATGGCGGTGTATCGCATTCGAGTGCGGGTTACGATGCATCGAATACGGGTGCGTATGTCGGCTCGCGTCTGGCCTTCCGCGGCAAAAACGTGAGGGCGCAGAGCGTGGCAGCGTATAAGGCGATACGCGGGGTGGCGTAAGCGCCAAAGCGTGGAGCGAAGCGACTGAAAGCGAAAGAATGGGATTCGGATGGTTTCCGAATCCCATTTAAAAGGTGTTTAAATACCGGCGAAGCCGGTCGATTTTTTTAGAATTAAAGACACCATCATTATGGGAACTATTATTGATTTTTTTTGAGAGAAAGTAAACGAGGCAAGCTTCTGCCGCTGTTTTATGGTTATTCTTCTAAGCATTTTTGCATTGAAATAAGTACCTTTGTAATTGGTAGAGCTTCCCGATAGTCCGTGTGGTCTATCGCGGGTACAACAATGCGAATGCGAATGGCGGTGTATCGAATTCGAATGCGGGTAACGATGCATCGAATACGAATGCGAATGTCGGCTCGCGTCTGGCCTTCCGCGGCAAAAACGTGAGGGCGCAGAGCGTGGCAGCGTATAAGGCGATACGCGGGGTGGCGTAAGCGCCAAAGCGTGGAGCGAAGCGACTGAAAGCGAAAGAATGGGATTCGGATGGTTTCCGAATCCCATTTAAAAGGTGTTTAAATACCGGCGAAGCCGGTCGATTTTTTTAGAATTAAAGACACCATCATTATGGGAACTATTATTGATTTTTTTTGAGAGAAAGTAAACGAGGCAAGCTTCTGCCGCTGTTTTATGGTTATTCTTCTAAGCATTTTTGCATTGAAATAAGTACCTTTGTAATTGGTAGAGCTTCCCGATAGTCCGTGTGGTCTATCGCGGGTACAACAATGCGAATGCGAATGGCGGTGTATCGAATTCGAATGCGGGTAACGATGCATCGAATACGAATGCGAATGTCGGCTCGCGTCTGGAAATCTAATTGATCGGCGTACAGTACTGGAGACGTGTCCCCAAAGCGGTGCCGAGGGAAGTAAGCCACAGCAACAGCATCTAAAAAGGTGGAAAGCTGAAAAATCACGCGTCGGGTGGAGTTTGGTAGGTCATTTACTTGATTCGAAGAAGTCAGGCCCGGGGAAAGGAAGGCCCTTATCTTCCGTTACAAACAGCAGAACCATATGCGCAGAGAAGGTCATATCATTGAAGAAATCATCGAATACTCCAATATGTCGGAGGCGTTCGATGCCGTACTGCGTGGAACCGCCCGTAAGAAATCACGCCAAGGGAAAGAACTACTTGCATGCAGGGAAGAAGTCATCGTTGAGCTTACGGCTGCACTTGCAGACGGCTCATTCCAACTTGGTGGATACCATGAGACGGAAATCAAAGAATATGGCAAAAGTCGCATCCTGCAGATTTTATCCATGTATGACCGCATCGCCGTATATGCTGTAATGAACGTGGTAGACCGTCACCTGCAGAACCGTTATATTCGGACTACCGGGGCTAGTATTAAACGACGTGGCACTCATGATCTGATGAACTGCATACGTATAGATTTGCAAAAAGATCCGGAAGGCACGCTGTATGCCTACAAGTTTGACATCCGCAGGTTCTACGACAATGTGCGGCAGGATTTTGTGATGTGGTGCTTCCGCAGGGTATTCAAGGACGAAAAGCTGTTGGTACTGCTGGAGCGGTTCGTGACACTGCTGCCCAAAGGCATCAGTTTTGGACTGGGCAGCTCACGAGGGGCAGGCAACCTGCTTCTGTCTGTATTTTTAGACCACTATCTGAAGGATAAGTACGGGGTTCGTTATTACTATCGCTATTGTGATGACGGACTGGTACTCGGTAAAACGAAAGCGGAATTGTGGAAGATTCGTGATATGATTCATGGGCAAATGGAAATAATAGACTTGGAAATTAAGCCGAATGAGCGGGTGTTCCCTGTAGAAGAGGGCATTGATTTCCTTGGCTATGTTATCTATCCCGACTATGTGAGATTGCGGAAACGTATCAAGCAGAAATTTGCCCGGAAGATGCACGAGGTAAAATCGAGAAAAAGACGGCGGGAACTGATTGCCAGTTTCTACGGCATGACGAAACACGCTGACTGTAATAAGTTATTTAAAAATTTAACAGGCAAAGAAATGCGAAGCTTTAAAGACTTGAATGTCGCTTACAAGCCGGAAGACGGCAAGAAGCGATTTCCCGGAGTAGTGGTAAGCATCCGGGAACTGGTAAACTTACCGATTGTAGTGAAGGATTTCGAAACAGGTATCAAGACCGAACAGGGAGAAGACCGTTGTATTGTGGCCATCGAAGTGAATGGCGAGGCAAAGAAATTCTTCACCAACAGCGAGGAAATGAAGAATATTCTTGCACAAGTAAAGGAAATGCCGGATGGTTTCCCCTTCGAAACGACTATCAAAACGGAGACCTTCGGTAAAGGTAGAACCAAATACGTGTTTACATGAGAAAAGTTGAAGGAAACGCCGGTGTTCCGCTGATGGAATGCACGAACCCGGTAAAAAACAAATGGCGCATCCGCTGGGATGTGCAGGAAAAAGAGGATGGCTCAGCATCCTATATGGAGGAAGAATACAGCCACAAGCCTACTGGTGAGGAAATTCGCACATTGATCATGTCTTGGTACAATAGCCAGACAGATGCAGCTATCCTGTCCGGTTTTGTGTATAATGGTGCCCATGTATGGCTTTCTACGGAGAATCAGTACAACTATAAGGCAGCATACGATTTGGCCGTTCAGACGGGCGGAGAAACCCTGCCAGTGACATTTAAGCTTGGTTCAGATGAGCACCCGGAATACCATACATTTAATCGGTTAGACGAACTGAAAGACTTCTATATAAAAGCGGTAGGATTCATTCAGACAGTTCTGGCTGATGGCTGGAAAAAGAAAGATAAATTCAATTTGGATTTGTATCAGATTGAATGATTCTTGAGTTCAACTTATAAATGCAACTTTTTGGGTGCGGATAATAAGCAATAAAAA